AATAAACGTCCTAAAACGTGAAAATAGTTTAAGACCTGGATCAGTAATATCCATTTTCTTAACAACAAGCACATAGTTAATGTGATTCCTTTCAACACAATCCATCAACTTATACGCTAAGTCAGCACCCTTACGCCATCCACTATGCCACAGGAAGTACAGTATCACAAACAACCCCTGCTTACGCTTAACCTCCTCAATGAACCTAATCACGGGATGCACAGGTCTCTGTCTATCCCTAAACCACTCCATCTCTAAACCATGTGGGACAATATGAACAGGCACCTTAATGCCACTTTGAACATAAGCATCATAAGACCATTTCGAATTAACGATGAAAGCCGTGGCATAGTTAGCCATATCCACAGCCCACTTAGACATATGATTACTATCGGCAACATCAACACCAATCAACGTCTCAATCATATCGGATCTACGTTTCAACACAGCATCCTTAATCTCCCCATTAGTTGTCAAAGGATAGAAATATGGATGAATATAACCCCTAAATCGCCTATAATTCACGATTGACGCAAAAGCCGTCAGGTGAATCGGCTCAACATTGAATCTTTCTCTTAGTATTTCCACGTGTTTCTCAGCTATGTAGCTGAATGACATTCTACGTTTCATCGGGTACATGTAGTAGACAGTACCCGCATCAATAACCATGATTTTAATTTTAAACAAAACTATTTAACTCTATAACCGTCACTATTTCTTTAAACTAACCATTACGGCCAATCCACCCTTTTCCACCTGCATCTTGATATCAAAGTCACTCCCAAGCATACTTTGTAAAGCACTCCCTAACTTTTGCGGATCAACACCATCAAGCTTAATGTAGATGTACCCAGTCTTTAAACGGAAGATGTTAGCTAGGAAGCTAGCCACCATATTGACGTGCATTTCATTTATCACACTACTCAAATCCACACTCATAGCGTTTTAAAAAACGTAAGCATCTATTTATTTTTAACCATACTTATTGATCATTTCGGCAAGATTCTTAATCCTAACCTCAATCACTACATCATTCCCATCATAACGTTGATGAATCTCATAATCAACACTAATGAGGTATTTCGATATGTAGGAAACAAGCCCACTAACAAGTTTCGATGGTCGTGTTTCCACATTCGAAAGTATCATTATGCGCCTATTCCTTGCATCCCCATCACTCACATACACCACCTGGGAAACACACACAGTCAGTATTTTATTTTTAATCACGCAAACAATGTACACATAACCCCTGTTACAAGCCCCAACACAACCCATGAAAGCATGTAATCCCAATACATAATGAATGATTAGCATTAATCATAAGTAATTGTAAGTAATATTGAGCATTAAGCACAGTGTAAAAGAATAACAGTAAAATAAAACATGGCGGATAAGGTTTTTGACCAATATGGCCAGGGGTAGGGGCTTACCCAAGCCAGGAAATGCAAGGCTCGCTAAGTGGCAGGCCAAATACGACCCTACAGTAGTTCAAACCAGGTTCACTGAAGTACAGCCAGTTGCCGTAAGCAGGGCACAGGAGGGTATAGTAAGCGTTGCAAATGTACAGTTCCTGGTAGGTGGCATACTCGATCAGTATGGTGTAGCTGGCCCAACTAGAGCCGTTTACATAGCCTTTGGTGAAAAGGTTTGGCATGCGACACAACGTATCACAGGTCCAGCACTTGCCAATGAGGTGAACGGTCTCACGTCTTACTTCCAGACCGCTTACGGTGCTAACCCAACCATACTACAGGCCATTGCCCAGGCATTGGGTGTTAGCGGTCTATCATACTAATGAGCCAATAGCCTAATCAAACAGTTAAAAATTAATTCATCCTTTTTTCCTTCCACAATCATGAAATTAATGATTGTACACGCTAAAGCACCAAGCCTAAGCATAGTAGCCTCACACATCGCCAAAGTGGCAAGGGCAATGGGGCATGACGTGAAAGTATCGAGTGACTACATCCACCAGGACTTCCTTTTCTACCGTCCAAACGCCATCCTATGGATTTTCCCTGTCAATACCACCATGAGTGGTAGGTATGCTGGGCAATATTCAACAAACAAAATCTACGCAAAATCACTTAAACAAGCATGGTATGGGACAACGGAAGGTACACCCTATGGTGAACCATCCCGATACCCCGTGTGGTACAACATTGACTTTATCGCAAACTCGATGTACACAGCAAACAAGCTAAGTGAGGTGGGTTACCACGTTTTGGATATTGTCCACCATGCATATGATCCCGATGAAAACAGGGAAGCCACCGAGTATGCCGAATTCCTAAGGAAAAAGATTGAACGTGACTTCCCAGGCAAGGTAATTTTCGCAATAGCGGAAGGATCCCACCTACGCAAGGGTTGGCATAAACTAGTTGATGCATTAAACAAAATACCCGAGAATGTTAGGTCAAAGTTTATTGTACTTGCCATAGCCGACAAACCCACCATGGAAAAAGTCCTACCCAACGCCCCAAAGGATTCAATTTACGTTGTGGGGCAATTCGGGCAAATGGCAAGGAAACAAGTCCTTGCCTTATTCAAACTAGCGGATTATGTACTAGTTCCATCGCTTGCGGAAGGATTTGGACTACCCGTCTTGGAAGCAAACTCATTAGGTAGATTAGCCATTTTCGTGAACATGGAACCATTCAATGAGTTTGCTGATGTTAAAGCCAACATTACCTTCCCATGGGATAACATTAAGGAAATTGTTGATAACGGTGTAGAATTCGAGTTACATGACTATGACCCACAGTACCTAGCCGATGCCATAGTTAATGCCGTGGATATGGCTAAGAGCGGTGAATATGAGGAAAGGGCTAAGCGTGCTTACGATACCGTGAAAGACATGACGATTACAAATTTATACTCTAAAATAGTTAAATACATCGAGTAGCCAATGGCCACCCCAGTCCAAAGTTATAATCTCTTTGGGACGGGTGGTGTACACCAGGCTAAGGTTACCCTGAATAATAAGCAAGACGTCACGGTACTACCAAGCCGTGTCACGATACAATTCTTCCCATTCAACTTTGAAATGGAAACATCACTATTGTTAGACTTCCTATTCGCAATCTCATTAGGTGTACCAATCCAGTTTGATGATTTCACGTGGCAGGGCATAAACATCACATTCCCAGATTTCTCAAACTACCTGCAAAGCCTAAACATTTCACCATTTAGCATTCCAAACATCACGGTTGTAGCCCCAGAAGCTCAAAGCAACTACAGTCAGACTCAAATCACAAAGGCTATATTCGGTCAATCAGTATTCGATTATAGTTACTATGATCCAGGGCTCACGGTAGTGAACATTAAGCAATGGTTACGTTCAGCAATCAACAAGGTTTCACGCAACATGACAACCCCATCATTTTTGCAAGGTGTGGATGTGAACCAGGGATTTTCCATCTACGCTAATAAGATGTTGAACACTGTGATGCAGATTATTGAGAAATCCACACCAATGGACGTCATGATACTTGATTTCTCGCAATTCGCCCCAGAATCCGTAACCAACCCACTGTATGTTGTGTTGCCTTATCAATGGCTAACAACAATCAGTGAACTAAACGGAAAAACCGCATACCCGCATTTTGCCGTGATAGACCAGGCATTATGGGGTACTGTCCTGGATTGGAACCCCCTGGATGGTGAGTATTTCATTGATGAACCCGTTCCAATGGTTAATCTCAATTTCGCACGGTTAGTGGGGCGCATTGGTGAAGCCGTCCAAAACAATTATTCACCATTGCAAACGGCGATTAAGACGGCATTCATAGACCCAGCAATACCCAACATACCTATTCCACCAAGTTTAGTGGAATTATTCCAGGAAGCATTCCCAGGCATTATTGAAAACGCACCATTCGCACCATTGACAGCACGTGCGGAAAGGTGGGGTAGGGCAATGGAATTAATCAAAACAATTAGAAAAACAATCAGAAACATGTTGATGAACAAGGTGGCTAACCCATTTTTGATTAACGCATATGAGGATGCAGGTGTAGAATACTGCATGGCATTCCACCACAATCACGATAGGGTTAGGTACAGGGCATGGGAAGGCATAGGATTACAGGCATTCAACCAGGCATGGCTAAGTAAATGGGTTAATTTTGGTTTAGATCCGAGTACTTTAAATACCCTGCTTAATCTACTTAGCACGGTATGTCTGAGTCCGATACCAGGGTTCAAGGGACAGGACAGTCCATTGTGACACCCACCATAACAACACCACCAACACCAACAACAACCCCAGTCATCCCCAATGTATCACTACAACAACAAACAATAGACCCCAAAGCCAAGGCATTCACAGATAAACTAATGGAATTAGTCACTGAGGCATACAACTTATCCCTGGAATTAGCATCACTAGATGACCCCAATCTACTTAACCACCCTGTAGTTAAGCAAGCACGCAAAATAGTCCAAAAGGTTAAGGAACTGAGGGATGTGTTAGGGGCTAAGTAACACCCCTCATTCTGGTTAAAAATAAATTAGTTTTATTCAATTTTACAACGCTATGAGCGTATTCGGAGTACCATTCAAACAGCCATTCCAGGTATTGCGTTCATCGGATTGGAATGCATTAGTGTCAGCCGTGGATCAACTCTACACAATGAATTACTACACAAACATCATCCTAACAAACGGTCAATTCACACCATACTTTGATGAATTATACACAGCTGGATCAGCATTCTTTGGAAACGAGATTTACGTGGAAGGGTATAAGGTATTGCATGACCTGGATCCCATCTACATTGCTCAATTTTTGCAGGGTGCAATCAATCAAATCTACAATTACATTTCAGTCTATTTGATTAACATTCAAAACACAGTCCAACAGGTACAGCAAACGGTTCAGAAAATTAAACTGTATGTTTCACCAACCGCATTAATGAGCATTGTAGTACCCGTGTTATCCACGGCAACATCGTTAGTAAGTACAAGCACACCCATCAAGCGTGCACTACTGTATGTCACACAGGACACGACCTATGTGGTCTACGTGGGTGGGGCAAGTGGGCAACACTTCCCAATCTTCCCAGGAACACAAATTGAAATAGACGTTTGCGATGCCATCCAGATCTATCTGAGATCAGAGAACTACAGCTACGTTAGGGCATTGTTGGAATTAACAAATTCATCAACATGCAACTGAGGTGACGGGTAATGGTAAGCCATAGTGAAAGCGGTAAAGGAACCGCAAAGGTAACCATTGTTAAAAAGGATAGGAACGGTGTAGTAAAGTCAATTGAGCATTATGAGGGTAATATCTTCCTCACATACGGTGTTGAAATAATTTGGTACATTGTTGTGGGTAGCATAACAAACGTCACGTTGGGCATATGCGTTGGGAACGGTTCAACACCCGCATCGGCAAGTCAAACATGTCTCCAGGGCTCAATCCAATCATGCTCAAGCCCTGGGCAAGTTTCAATAAACAATAATCAACTATCCGTCACGGCAACATTCACGGACACAATGGCTAACTTCCAATGGAACGAAATAGCAGTTGCCATTACAAACTACGTTGGGCAAAATTGCGGATACATACCGATCGATAGGTTAGTTGCAAACATGGGTATTAAGCAACCTGGTGAAACATGGCAAGTAACAATGACGCTAAGCATCTCATAGGTGGTGAACCATGCCAGTTGTAATAAACTCAATCAGTTATTCCAACGGAACATTATCACTAAGTAGTTTAAACACTGAGACTACGGTGTTCACATATAGCGGTGGGCAAACGGACGCAATCATCGAGGGTTGGTTATCATTGCAAAACATGCAAAACGGTGACATAACAACCATCACGGTTTATGTTACAGTGGATGGAACGAATTATTACGTGTTCCTACAACGCACATTCGCAGGACCAGTTAATAATGCAATCCTAAGAATCCACACGTTGCAAATCCCACCAGGCATGGGCATCAAAGTAACTATCAATCAGATTAGTGGCACACCAAGATCCTACCCGTATTACTTTGTCACACAGGTGCTCAGTTCATGAGCACCGTAGCGTATCCAGTAGTAACAAGTGACGCATCGAGCGGTGGTGTAAGCGTCACAATCACGGCATTCTCACTAAGCGATTCAGGAGTGGGAAGTGAAACATTAATAACACCAACCAGGCAGGTAGTAACGTCAATACCACCATCCCTACTCCCACCATCACTATCGAGTGTCATAACCCCTGGTTCAAAAATCACATTTAGTCTACCCGTCTGCATCCCAATACCCTACATTTTCTCGCAACTCTCAGGTGGGGTAACAGTCTATTCACATTGCCCCAATCAAACAATTCCACCATCCGTGTGGAACAATAGGCGCACCATACTGCTTAACCAACTCAAATACCTTTACCAACTGATTCAATTAATCAACCTGGTTAATCAAAACACGGGAATGTACCTCACGTCAAAGTACAATGTGATAATGGACATGTTGAACACGCTTAAACCCGTCACGGTAGGTGACCCAGTTAGCCACGACCATTACAATGCAATTTGGAACCACATTCTACTTGCATACAACACGTTCATTTACTATTTCACATACCTTTACGGCTACAATTACACGGTTCCAACCCAATTACAAGGCATATTCAACCCCATTGCCTACGTTCCCATGCAAATGAGCGGAAAGTTAGCTTTCGATATTGTGACTAGTCATGATTGGAATAAACTCACTGAGGCGCTACTTGCAATTGATGAAATGCTTAATTCAATGACACAGTGGCTACCCATAGTCATTAAATTAACTAACCCAGGCTACACATACCCCAGTGGCCAGCAAATACCCATAGCCATTCAACCGTCAAATTACATTAACGTTAATGAGGATTTAAGCAACGTTTACATCCTAGATGCAAGTGGGAATAAGGTACCATTCTGGGTTGAGGTTGATGCAAAAAACAACAATGGCACAGCTGTGGTTTGGTTAAAGGCAACGGACACAATGATTAATCAACTTAACAGTGGATCAACACAAATATACATGATACCCACTAACACAACAACAATTGACGGTGTTAATTACGGTATTAATTCAACAATCACTGGTTCATTGAGCACTGATAACATCGGTAACATTATGGATCAGGGGTTGTTATACAGCATATGGGCTAACACATCACAAACCGTTCCTCCTGTAGCGTATTCACCAACAGTTGAACCATTGCTTGGAACAAGTTTGAATACGCAATCCTTTACGTTTAGCTCAACTGGGTGGACGCTCACAGTTACATTACAACAATGTTGTGAAACAGTACCATCACTATTCACATCCACAATACCATGCACCGTAAGCGGTGGCTCATACTCAAACTGTAGATCAAGTTCATGCACAAGCCAAGCCAACATGTTAAGTGCATGGGAAGCAGGCTATTCATGCGGTGTAGGTTCACCTATAAGCCCCAATTACACGTGGCTAGCTAAATTCATCGGTTGGGTACAGGCAAGTAAACAATCAACAATGTATGTCCTTGTTGATGATGCAATCAACGTGTGGCTAAGCCTAACAGGTGAGTTAGGTAGTGATGGGGCTAATTGGGCATCAGGCGGAAGCAACATTTTAAGCTCATGGACAAATCAAAGCATGCAATCAACACCATACACGGCAACCATACCATTCGGAACCCACAGGTTTGACCTACACTACGCTAACGTTGATGCACCACAGGACGCATTAATGGTGTGGTTCAACAACCCACTGAACCTATACCACGCCAAGTTTGTACCCAAGGGCTACATGCCATCAACAACACTAACCCAGGGATTCATACAGTGACGGGTTAAAAACAAATACATCACCAATCAACTAAACACAATGCCAGACCTAGAATACACCATACTACCTGTTAGGAAGCGTGTAATCAAGGTAACTATATCAAACGGTCAATCAACTGCAACCGTAAACCCACATGTCCAGGAAATCAAAATAGACCATAGTTACTTGCTTTCACTACTTGGTGTTGGTATTGACCCCTATGCGGTACCGCTAAACACTATTTTCTATGACCCACAGGCAAATACCCAGGCATACTCATGGTATGATGGGTATGATGGGGCATACCACAGGTGGTTCGTTAAGACACCATCCATTGGTGCTAATTCCACCTACACGCTTTACATGATCATAGACACCATGCAACAACTAGTAGACGGCAACATAGCAGGCATTAACGCAATCTACGGGCAAAACTACCTAGGCTTATCCTACGGGCAACTTGACAACGGCAAAAACGTATTCCTAATCTATGATAATTTCAAGGGAACAACACTATCAAGCATATGGACTACGTACGGTAATGGCACAATAAGCGTAAACAACGGGATAACAATGACAGTAACCAGTAGCCAGAATTCTACTGGTCTCATAGCAACACCATCCAATGTACCATCAACAGGTATCATAGGACGCACATGGGCACTTGTAAACAGTGTAGGAACAAATGGTGGCGCTGAATATGGATTCCTCTATGGTAATAATATTAACACAAGTAGCATGAATGTATATCAAGCATACTGGTGGGGGGTAGGAAATACAGCTGATGGCTTGGCAAAGATTGTTAATGGCTCATGGAATGGCATAGTTAGCGTAAGTGACAGCGCCATACTGAATAAATTATTCTACGGCTATTTCATGTGGAACTACACAACTACATCAAACCTGTATACATATGAATCACTCACTGGGAAGTCTCTCTCAGCCACAGATAGTACATTTACATTATCAACATTAACACAGGTATCATTTTATACGGGACACCCAAGCAGTGGAACATCAAGCTACACAACATACACAATTGCCTTTTACGACGCACCACCAAGCGGTATCATGCCAACAATTGCATTATCACTTATTGATTAAAACGTTAAGCCAAGTAGTATTGTTTAATTAAAAATAAATTACACGGCATGGGTAAGGTGAACCATGCCACGGTTCAAAACCCTATTCCAAGGAGACAAAACCATAGTTATTCAGCTTAAGGACGGCATAACAATCCAAGACCTAGTAACCAAGGGAATATTCATTCAAAAAGCCGATGGACTCTATGATAAAAAGGGAAGGAAGGTTATTATTAGTGAGAGTGATTTTTTTCACGCAAACGGTGAATACCCAAAATTGACTGGTTCATGCGGTGGCTCAGTTTATGAAATAATGAATAACACGGTTGTTAGTGCTGGGCATGTCATGAAATGCGTAGACACTTTACAATACGGCAACGCAACATACAGGCTAAGCAACATTCAAATCACATACCCCATCACCTTCCCACAATGGATATGGAACATCCTACTCTTTTTCAACATTGAAATACCGTCACCATACGACTACGGCTACGCCACATTCCAAGCACCAACGCCAATCAACTTCCAAACCGATGAACCATACCCCAGAGCCATCTACGTTGCAGGCAACTGTCTATACGCTAACCAACAAAATTGCCTAGGCATAGCGTTAGCAACACCCAACATGCCTGAGGATGACTTGAAGGCGCTTGTTAATGTTAAACTCACGTTAAATTGCACATACTGGGGTTATGTAACACACGCAATCGGCTTAGACGTTGGGAAGTCCTTTGTCAATTACGGTGATGATAAGTATGCCCTCCTAGAACCCGCATTATTAATACAGTTCATAGATAAAGCAGGAATCCCAGGGTGCAGTGGCTCAATGGTCTACCCAACACCGCTAAACAAACCATAGTTACCCAGATTAAAAATAAATTACACAACACAGTCAATTAAAAACGATATGAACCCACTCACAGGTCTCCTAAGCATGGATAAGCGCAAGTTAGCGGTAGTAATGTCAATAATAGCCATGTTAATGGTGGCTAACCCACACATAGTGTTTGCACAATCCACAACAACATCCAATGGGTATGTTATCTACATAGACCCCATAACAGCTGGCATCATCATACTAATCCTAGCCGTGGTGATAGCACTGGGTGTCTACATATTCATGTCCATCAACACCACAAACAACCAAACCCAGCTAACCCAAGCCCAAATCCAAGCACTAAACTCACAGACTAATAACATGAATCAGTTGGTGGCCGCTACCACCACGGCTCTTAACGTAGCCACGGCTCTCAATGCTGAATCAACCCGTCACACTATGGATATGGATAATAAGTATTTCTCACTTATTCAACAGGATACTATGCATAGGCATTATACTGAGGACAGGTACTTAAACATTTACAATAAGCAGGTTGATAACAATATTTACTTTATGAATACGCTACTGTCACTTTACGGTCTCCAGTTAGTTAATAATGACATCCGTCAATTAATGAGCGATAGACTAAAGGCTACACTTGCACAATACGCCAAGCCACCTGAGGTGGAAGTAACAACCATAGCCCCAGCATCATCCCCTTTCCCAACACAGCAACCAAGCCAAGGTCAAACGACAACTGGATCATCCAAATAATCGAATACTAACCCCACCTGTCATTAAAAATAAATTGAACTTTATTAATTCTCAAAACCGTGGTTAAGGTAATCATTAGAGAGATCCATAAAGCCAATGTACCATGGGATCCGCACTACATAGCCTCAGTGCAAATTATTGATGATGATGATAATTGGGTATCAAACGCATTCCCCCTGGACTTCCACAACACCAAGGAATTAGAAAAAAAGATAATGCAGGAAATCATGCTGTATGAGTTAGCCAAGGCAAACTACGGTAAGCAAATCGCCAGGGGTGGAAGATAATGGACACCCCATTCTTTAATCCCGATGAAATACGCATCCTAATCCAAAACAACCTAAACAACGGCATCATTGAGAAGGCATTATCACAATTAACAATGGAAGACATCAACAATGCGATTGTTGAATATGGTGGCTTAACTGATCCAATCGGGCAATTAGAAAATTGGCTAGCGCAACAATTAACAAACCTAGCAAACTACATTACAACTGGGATTCAGCAATTGCTACAGCCCGTTATAAACGCAATCAACAGTGTCGTGAGTTACGTATCAAGTGGAATATCAACACTATCATCAACAGTCCAATCGGCTTTAAACTCATTGAGTTCATCATTATCAAGCGCATTAAGCGGAATCCAATCAGGGTTAGGTAACTTAGCTAACACGTTCCAATCCGTGGCATCAAGCATAACATCGGCATTATCAGGCATTGCATCAACCGTTAGCTCAGGGCTCAGTAACTTGGCATCAAGCTTAAGTAGCATTGCAACGACAATATCAAGCCAATTCAGTAACCTGGCATCGGCAATCGGTGGCTTAGCCACACAATTATCATCAACAATCCAATCAACACTATCGGGCATAGTATCAACAATAACAAGCATAGTTTCATCAATCCAAAACGCACTATCAGGTGTGATTTCAACAATATCAAGCATTGCATCAACAATCCAAACCGCATTCGCATCATTCACATCAACGCTAAGTGGCATCATAACACAGATCAGCGGTGTAGTGCAAAATGCAGTATCGAGTATCATCAACGCAATAACCTCAATCGGATCAACCATACAAAACGCACTATCCCAATTCGCACACGTATTACAATCCATAGTATTCCCACGCATCGAGTCATTCATAACCACGGCAATCAACGCAATAACGTCATTCGCATCCACAGTCCAATCAACATTCACCCACATAGCAACGGATATTCTACACGGCATTGAGTCATTCGCATCCACGTTAAGCAATGTGTTCACCACCATAGGCAACGACATAAGGAACACATTCACGGCAATCGGCAAGTACATTAGCGATTTCATAGACACAGCAGGCAAGTATTTCAAACAATTCATCAGTGACGTTGAATCATTCGGCAAGATGATATACGGTGCATTAACAGATGCAGGCAAGTACATCCAAGGATTCATTAAAGACGTTGAATCATTCTTTACAACAATAGGCAAAGACATTGAGAATTTCGGAAAGGAAGCATACAGTAAGGTAACGGGCTTTTTCACAACCCTAGGCAAGGACATTGAGGGATTTGTTAAAGGCATTGAGTCAAACTTTGAGAAATTCATAAAGGAAGCCCAGGGATTCGCAAATGCATTAACCGCAACATTCACGTCAATCAGTGGTTCAATTGTAAGCAACTTGGGAACCATAGGTTCAGGGTTTGAAACACTATTCAATGATATCAATAAGTCATTCCAGGGATTCATAAAGGCAATAGAAAACCTACCAAAAACAATATCCCAAATACCCAAGGAAGTCTTTGACGCCGTGTATAAGGCATTCATGGACTTCCTAAAAACAATCAACATCAAGGCAATCACCGATTTCTTCAGCAACGTAGCCAAGTTCTTTGAGAATCTAGGCAAAAACCCAGTAGTGCAACAAATAATCAAATTATTTGAGTCAATCGGCAAGGGGTTTGAGAATGCGTTTAAGTCATTCTACGACACGCTAAAGGACATATTCAACTGGATAGTCAATGAAATCCAGGGACTAGGCTCAGGTTTCATTAAACTAGCGCAAACGCTAGCAGGTGGCTTAGGCAACTTGGGAAGTGGAATAACGGATTTCGCAAAGGGTATTGTGGACGGTGCAATGAAAGCCATCTTCCTACCTGTGATGATTACCGAAATACCCGCTATGATGTCACGTGACGTGTTCAAAAATGAACCATACATCGTAATAAAGTCAGGTGTAGACCCCGTTAAAGTAGCAATACCAAACCTAACAGGCGCATTCGGTGCGGTGGCTATTATATCAACCGCAATAGCATCATCCATATACTTCCTAGGGAAACTAATCGAGAAAATAGGGTCAGCAACTGGGACACAGGAAGTTGATTTAACACCATTAGGCATAGGTCTAAAGATCCGTTTAGAACTAGGGAAACTACTACAACCAATCGGTGATCTATTGGGTAAACTAGGCGATGAATTGGGAAGAGGCATGGCGCTAAGCGGAACATTAGCATTCATGGAACCGCTACGCTACCTGTGGCGCTACGTGTGGTGGCTAACATTCTACTCAATGGGAATGGGCAACATGCCCTTTGAACTACCGTCACATACGAATTACTTGACATAGCCCGTAGGTTTGATATCACACAGAACATTAACAACGTGGCAAATACAATGATTTATAGAGGCTTCCCATACTGGTTCATTGCAAAGACAATAGCATTACCATCAGCATTCACATCCATAGACGTTGCCAACCAGGCATTAAGTGACTACAGGAAGGAAATACAAAACAATTTAATCACCGTGGTTGATAAATTCGGCAACGTAAGATACCTACCTGTTGCCCCACTATTCGAATTACCCACTACCCACGACCTGGTTGAATTCATGCTAAGGGACTTATTCCTACCTGCATCAGCACCACCTAATCAGCAACCCGCATTAGCATATCAGTCGTTTGTCAAGGCAATGTGGGCCAGGGGTGTTCCACCCGACGTAGCCTACATGTACTACCTAAGGGCTTATGAATTGCCATCAGCAACCCAGGTATGGGACTTTACAATGCGTGCATTATCGGGATTCGCCTGGTATGTCCCACCACCTGAAGTCCAAACCTTTGCGGAAGCTGAAGCTAAAATCATCAACGCATTCACCCCACAGGTACCCGCTAAACTCAACTTCCAATACAACCTAGCCCTGCTAGCCCTAGCGGAATATCAGAAATGGCATGGTAGAGCTCACTTTGCATGGATCAACGACCCAAGGACAGGTCAATCATACACATCCGATGCATGGTTAATCATAGACCAATCAGCACACCTATTAGACAGAACCGACATTGAACACCTGGTTAGGCATGGTATATGGGACTACTATGAACGTGAGTATAAGATCACAAACGAGACAACAATGTATGACGTGCTGGGTAAGGTTGTGGAACCCCAAGCCACGTCACCAATCCAAATATACACTGATTACGTCACAAACGTGTTAATGGCCAGGGGCTTCCACCCATACGTAGCCCCATTAATAGCCCTAAGAGCCGTCTTTGACGTCACTACAGCATCAAAAACCCTACTAAGGACAGGATTGCTGAATCTAATTAGAGAAAACATAGAGTTAATACCCGTCACATTGCAAATGATGAACAACATGTTCCCCGTATCAGTCCACGTAGCCTACTTTGACATGTATAATCAGAAATGGGTGACGGGTTGGTTAAACGCACCCGTGAGGTACATTGAACCAGAATCTAAGTTACTAATGCTAAGGGCATTAATGGATAAGGTGAACACGTATATGAGCAACATGTTTAGGGCATTACTAGCAGGAGTCAGAGACTACTTGATCGGTATCAGTGACTCAATAAACGATATGGTTGGCTACGTCACAACTGTGTTAGACAAATACTACGCACCACTGTACAAATCCATTACAGGTGCGGAAATGCACCTAACTTGGGATTCAGCATTCAACGACGCCATAGCCAAATACTTTGAGGTAGAGCAACTGATTGGTACATTCCGTAGGATAAGGTACTACGCAAGGTATGCGTTGTATAGGATCCTGGGTATAATAGGCATGGGGCTTATTCCAAAGACAGAGATCCCCAAGTACATTGATGAATTAACAACGTTAATGAGAGAAACACCGCAAGCAAGGGAAGTCTTCCTATTCATAGCCAATCTAGTCTACCATAGATATTTACTAAGGAACTTTGAAACCTATGCCCGCATATGGCTAGGTAGGCATGCAACAACACCTGAGAATGCGTTACAGGTATTGTTAGCAAACGGGATAGACGTTGATTTCGCCAATGCCCTAGTTAAGGCATACTCCCCACCATACTACCCCACCATTTTAGAAATGCCCGTGTTAAGTGAATACTTACCCCAATTCATGGATAAGCTACCGCAAATAATACAATTAATGAGGATACCCAACGACTGGGCTAAACTGTGGGAAGACTACGTGGCAATAAGGGCATACATCAGGTGGTTCACACG